TTTCCGGCGGCCGCGACTATCACATGGAAGGGGCCTCCGGCCTCGTCCAGAGCCGCATCCAGGCCGATTGCTGGGCGCTGACCTACAAGGACGCCCTGAAACTGTCGCGCGCCGTCCGTGGGGCTCTCTCGGGCTATCGGGGCGGGGATACGCAGGGCGCATTCATCGAAGCCGAGAGGCAGTCGGTCGAGAAGGAAGCAGACGGGGCGCAACGCTATTTCCGCGTCAGCCTCGATTTCATGATTTGGCACGCTGAATAACAGGAGTTTCAAATGGCTACTGCCGCAAAGATTGGTTACGGCTCTCAGTTCTACCTCTGGGATCCGAATGCAGGCCCGGCGGCCTATGTCGCCATCGCCGAGGTGACGAGCCTTACCCCTCCGAACCAGTCCGTCGATCAGGTCGATGTCACGAACATGGACTCGGCCAACCGCACCCGAGAGTTCATCGCCGGTCTGACAGACCCGGGCGAGATGAGCGTCGAGATGAACTTCGTCCCGAACTCGACCACCGACGCCCTGATCCGCGCCCGTCGCCTGGCAGGCGACTACCAGAACGCCAAGATCGTGTTCCCGAACGGCGCAATCTGGGTCTTCGCGGCCTTCGTCTCTGGCTATGAAATCTCGACGCCGATCGACGACAAGATGACGGCGACCCTCACCCTCAAGGTGGCCGGCGCGATCACGGTGTCGTAATGGGGAACCCCTATCGCGGCGAAGCGTCCTTCGAGGCCCTTGGCAAGGAATGGACGCTCCGCTTCAACACGAATGCGCTCGCCGAGTTCGAGGAAGCGGCTGGCGTGTCGGTCGCTTCGCTCGGCTCTGGCATGGGCATCCGTCAGCTGCGCGCCCTTGTCTGGGCCGGTCTCGGTTTCCACCACCGCAAGTCGCGCGGCGGCCTTGAGGCGGCGGGTTCCATGATTGACGAGGTTGGCGCCCAGGGCATGGGCGAAATCGTCATGCGGGCGATTTCCAGCGCATTCCCGCAGACGGAAGGCGAGGCGGATTCCCCTCCGAAGGCGGCGCGGGACGAGACTGGCTCCGATACCTGACCCAGTGGACCGAGGCGGGCCTCGACCCCGCCTTGTTCTGGGATCTGTCGCCGCGCGAGATCGCTGCGGTGATGGAAGGGGCGGCGAGCCGCCTGCGCCGCGAACACAATACCACCGCCTGGCTCGCGTGGCACATTGAGGGCCTCGCGCGCTCCAAGCGAATGCCCAAGCTGAAAAGCCTGCTTATGAGCGACGGGAAACCGCGGCCTCGGCAGACCTGGGAAGAGCAATATCAGATCGCCCTCATGTGGCAGGCTGTGATTTCGAAGGGGTAGACCATGGCAGATGCCGTCATTGGCGCGCTCCGCGTCACGCTGGGCGCCGACTCAGCTGCCTTCGAAACGCAGATGAACGGCATCGCGGCGAAGCTGCAGGGCATTGGCAAGAACCTGCAGCTTGCTGGCGCTGGATTGACGGCTGGCATCACCCTGCCGTTCCTCAAGCTCGGCGAGGCGGCATACAATGCGTTTGCAGAATCCGAGAAGGCGGTCGCTGGCCTTAATGCCGCGCTGGCATCAACAGGCGGAAAGATCGGCCTGACGACCGAGCAGCTGCAGAAGATGGCAGGAGAGCTGCAGAAGATTTCCACCTACGACGACGACGAAATCATGTCGAAGGTCACGACCAACCTGCTTTCCTTCGGAAACATCTCCAAAGACGTGTTTCAGGACGCACAGAAGGCAATCCTCGATATATCTACTCGCCTCGGCGTTGACCTGCAGACCGCAACGTTGAAGGTCGGCCGGGCCATAAACGATCCGGTGAAAGGCTTGGGCGGATTGAAATCCCTCGGCGTGCAGTTCTCAAGCTCTCAGGAGAAAATGATCGCCGGTCTGATGAAGATTGGCGATAGGGCCGGCGCCACAAAAATCATTCTTGATCAGGTGTTCAGCAAGTTCGGTGGACAGGCCGAGGCCGCCGCCAACACGGCCGCCGGTCGCATCCAGCAGATGCAGAACGCCATCGGCAGCGCCTTGGAAGCGATCGGCGGGATCATCGCGCCCTATGTGAAGGCATTCGCGGAAACCGTCGCATCCATTGCCGATGCTTTCACGGGGCTCGATCCGTCGATCCAGAACTTCATTGTCGTGGTGGGTGGCATTGCTGCGGCCATGGGCCCGGTGTTGATTGCCATCGGCTTCCTGCTTCCGGCGATCACCGCCATCGGCCCGGCCCTGGCGTTGCTCGCGTCACCGATTGGCGCATTCGTTCTGGCGATTGCCGGCATCTCGATTGCCATCAATGCGATGGGCGTGGATTTCGGAACGCAATTTGAAGTTGTCAAGACTGCCTTCGGGTTCCTCATCGACGTCGCTACGCGGCAGATCGCATTCTTCAAAAACCTGATCACTGGCGACTTCGCCGGTGCCTGGGAACAGGCGAAAGGCATCGTTACGGATGCGCTCGGCGCGATCGGCAACATCATCGAGCTGCTTTTCCCTGGCCTGATCGAAAGCGTGGGCAAGAATGTCTCCTCCATCGGCGGGTTCTTCGTGAAGCTTAAGGACGACGCCGTTCAGGCCATGTCCGACCTCTACAACGGCGTGAAGACATGGCTGCAGGACAAGCTCGGCGAGGTCATGGACTGGGTGACCAAAAAGCTGGGCGACCTCGCCGATGCGTTTTGGATGGTCTACGACAAGGTCGTCGGCCACTCCTACATCCCCGACATGGTGACCGAGTCCACCGCCTGGCTCAAGCAGCTCGGAACGTCGATGGACAAGATCGGCGGCGATGCCGTTTCGAACTGGAACGACAACATGGCGTCAATGACGTCGGCCAACGCGAAGATCAGCACCGGCGAGGCTCCGTCGGTGAAGGCCGCCAATGACAACTCGGGCGGCCTCGGCCGTGGCAGGGGCGACGTCTACCTCGGCGGCATCACCATCCAGGCGGCCGATTATGCCAGCTTCGCGCAATCCAAGGGGCAGGTTCAGGCCGACCTCTCGGACATGGTGCGCGCGGCCTTCGCGGGACGGTGACCTAGATGGCCGACAATACGATCCTCGACGAGAAGCTGGCGCTCGGGTTTGCCGAGGTCAACACCTGGAACACCACCGTCGTCACCCTGTCTGGTGGCAACGAGGTCCGGAATGCCCGCTGGCAGGCGCCGCTGCGCCGTTACGAGTTCGGCTACACGCCGCGCGTTCTGGCCGACGTGCAGGCCATCGTGGCATTCTTCCACGACGCCCGCGGCATGGCCCGGACGTGGCTCCTCAAGTCTTGGACAGACTACAAGCTCGAGAACGGGCAGATCGGAACCGGAAACGGCACGACTACGGCGTTCCAGCTGGTGAAGTCCTACGGCACGCTGCAGCCCTATTCCCGGGCCTTGAAATACATCAAGCCGGGCAGCCTGTCGGTGACCGTGAACGGCGCCGCCGCGACCGTCTCGACCGAGGTAAACGGCCTCGTGACCCTGTCATCTGCGCCCGGATCCGGTGCCATCGTCCGCGCCACCTGCCAGTTCTATGTCCCGGTGCGCTTCGCGGCCGACGAGATCAAGGTCACCGGCAACCTGCCGAATGCCGACCTCGCGTCGATCGAGGGCCTGACGGCGATCGAGGTGCGGGAATGAAGTCCGCTTCCGCCGGGCTGACCTCGCGTCTGGCCCTTTCAATCCAGAGTTTCTGCTACCTCTGCACGATCACGCGGAAGGACGGAACGGTCATCCGGCTGAACGACAGCGTCGAGGACGTGGTTGTTTCCGGTTCCACATTCCTCGGGATGCCGGGGTTCTCGATCACGTCCGTGACCTCGGCCAGCTTCGGCCAGGCGGCCTCGGCCGACATCGACTTCGCCGTCACCTCGTCGGGCCCGATCACGCCGGCAGCCCTCGAGGCCGGCTACTTCGACGAGGCCGCCGTGGTGATTGAGATGGCCGATTACCTCTCGACCTCGGATGGCAAGCTGCAGGTGTTCCGGGGGAAGATTTCGCAGATCGAGAAGACCGACCAGAGCCGCGCCACGGTGCGCTTGCAAGGCTTCTCGGCCGACCTCCTCGAGCTGATCGTTGAGAACTACGGACCCGACTGCCGGGCGCCGTACCTCGGCCATTCCCGCTGCAAGTTCAACGTGGCAAGCCTCACCCGGACGGCGACCGTCGCCACCGTGATCGACGCGCGGAACTTCACGATCACCGTCACCGAGCCGCTGGCTGTCGATGGCTGGTTCGCCAATGGGGCGGTGAAATTCACCAGTGGCGCCAACAACGGGCTCGCCTTCGACGTCCGCGCCTGGACTGGCGCGACCAAGCTGGTGTCGCTCTGGTTCGCACCCTATGGCGCAGTCTCGGTCGGCGACACGATGAACATCGCGCCCGGCTGCGATTTCACCGCGACCATGTGCCATGCCAAGTTCGACAACATCGTCAACTTTCAAGGGTTCCCGTTCCTGCCGACGGCGGCCCAGATGAAGTGCGGCGGTTCGAACCTCAACAATCCGACCCGCCCGCCGAATGGATCTTCGCTGACGGTGATCTGCTGATGGCTCGGCGCAAGTCAAATATCGGCCTGATCACCAAGGCATCGGCCGAGTCGTCGGCCGGCTACAAGCAGCCGAATGGATCGACGGCCGAGAACACGTCCGGAAACGACTCGCCGACCATCGGCAAGGCGATCCCGATCATCTCGGGCGGTGCCCGGCCGAACGGCGAGGTGATCTGGCTGCGGAGCTGGAAGGACAAGAATGGCGCCTGCCGCGGTGACATTGCCATCTGTTTCGGCCGTAACGCCTTCAACCGGCCGCTTGGCCTCGCAACCCTCGCCCTGAACGACGTCATCATCTACTCGCGCAAGAACGGCGCGAACATCAACCCGCCGAACAGCGTCCGTTTCTACGACGGGACACACACGGCCGCCGACCCGCTGATTGTCTCGATCGAGGGCGCAGACAAGACGCCGGCGTGGGTCGGCTACATCTACGCCGTGCTCGAGGACGTGTCCCTCGGCGATGGGACCAACACTTACCAGGCCGACTTCACCGATAACCAGACCGACACCAGCACGGGGCAGGTCTGCGACACGGCGCTCGAAGGGATTGACCTCAAATATA